TTTCTCGGAGGAGTGTTTCACCACTCCTCCACAATCTTTCCTATTTCTTCCGCTGCCTTTTTGACAACCTCTGAAATCTGCTTGATTTGCTCCGGTTCGGGGTCTCCCTCGAATTCCGCTCTCACTCTAATCTCTTGGTGTTCGGAAACCTCCGTTTTGTAGAAAATGAGTTTTTCAATCGCCCCAGTTCCCCGTGTTCTTACGTTTGAAATTTCATGTTTTGGCATTTCTTTTCACCTCCCTGTTGTTCTTTGTAAGAACAGTATAATTCCCTCAAAGAACATTGTCAACACTTTTTTGTTCTTTCAAAGAACTTTTTTATTGATTTTTGTCTCGTTGGGTGTTATGCTTTAGAAAACAGAGGAGGTGATTCAGTATGACGCAAGGCGAACGAATCAGAGAAGTCCGAAAAGCTCTCGGTCTCACTCTTGAGAAATTCGGTGAGAAAATAGGAATGAAAAAGAACTCTGTCAGTCAGCTTGAGAATGGAAAAAACTCCGTGACTGAACAGGTCGTCAAGGCGATTTGTCGTGAGTATAATGTTGATTATATGTGGTTGACCACCGGAGACGGTGAGATGTTCATTGACACGGACGATGATTTCATCGAACGCATTGACCGCATCATGGCGGGTGAGGATGAGGCACGAAAAAGCCTTTTCAAATTCATGCTTGAGTTGAGTGACGAGGACATCGCTGCACTCGACCGCTTAATGAAAAAGGCGATTGAGTTCACACAAAATAATAAAGAAAAAGACTGACAGCCTTTTCAACTGTCAGCCTCATGGGTGTATAGATACGCCACGAATTTATATATCCTCTTGAGGATGCGTTCGCTGTGTATCTTTCCGACTATTTCGACAATAGCCTCTTTGTAATTCAAGGGAGACACCACCCCCTTTCCGAATTGCATTGTATCATATATTTCCATGATTGTGGAAATATCGAGGTTGATTTCCATAATCGTGGAAATCGCTCCTCCTGCTGCCGGAATCCCGTTGCAATGTGATACAATTATTTGTATTCGGATTCAAACAGGTCGGTGATTTTCACGCCTAATGCAATCGCTATCATTTCAAGTTGAAATAATGTCGGCGACACCTTACCGTTTTCGATGTTGTTTATCGTAGATTTTCCGATTCCGGATTTCTTCGATAACTCCATCAATGTGAACCCCTTTGAGGTTCTCATTTCCCAAACGAGAATTTTCATCCTGCTCACCTCCTTTCTCAAGGAAAGTGTACAGAACGAAATTCCCGCACTGATTTGATGTCGTTATCGAATTTTTGCAATAAAAAAAGAGCAGCCTCCACGCCAATGGAAACCGCTCTTTAGATAACATATACCTCCGTATAGGCACGGCGATAAAATGTCACCCCGCAAGTCTCATTTTATCATAAAACCGTGCTTGTGCATAGGTTTTATTTTTATACCTTTTTTGAATGGAGTTGATAAAATGCGACGTAAAACAACCGCTCCTGTTGAGAAAATCCTGCTCCGTGTGGCAATCTATATCCGTGTTTCGACCGACAAACAGGTCAAGGACGGAGATTCCATGCGTGACCAATTAGCAACAGGGCAAAAATACATAGACAGTCATGAGAATATGATTCTCGTTGACACATACATTGATGACGGAATCTCCGGACAGAAATTGAAACGAGACGACTTTCAACGCCTCATTGATGATGTCCGTGCAGGTAGAATTGACCTCATTATTTTCACCCGTCTTGACCGTTGGTTCAGAAACCTCCGTCATTATCTGAATACGCAGGACATTCTTGACAAGCACGGTGTTTCATGGACTGCCATTGAGCAGCCTTATTTTGACACCTCAACCCCTCACGGTCGTGCTTTCGTTAATAATTCAATGATATGGGCAGAACTTGAGTCTCAAAATGATTCCGACCGAATCCTCGGCGTGTTCGATGACAAAGTTGACAACGGGGAGGTTCTTTCCGGCTCAACCCCTCTCGGATATAAGATTGTAAATAAACACCTTGTACCGGATGACGACGCTCCGACCGCCGTTGCTATCTTCCAATACTACCGCAAGACCGGAAACTTGAGCATGACACTCCGGTACATGGAGAGTGAGTTCGGACTTGTCCGTTCTGCTGCCAGTCTCAAAAATATGCTCACAAATACGAAATACATCGGTGAGTTTCGTGACAATAAAAATTATTGTCCTGCAATCATCGACCGTGACCTTTTCTTTGATGTACAGAGACTTCTCAAAATCAACATCAAGAGCGGAAAAAAGCACGATTATATTTTCAGTGGTCTCGTTGTCTGTGATGACTGTGACCATATCATGAGCGGGTGTCAGCAACGTGCAAGAGGTCGTGTCCGTGCCGATGGAACACGAATTATATATAAATACAGTGTGTACCGCTGCCGACAGGGTGTGAACCTGCATCGCTGCCCGAACCGAAAACTCGTCTTTGAGACAACCCTTGAAAAGATGCTCCTCGAACGCATCCGTCCGGAACTTGAAAATTATATCGCAGAATACGAGGTTGCAAATCTTCCGGCATTGCGTACCGATGCCAAACGTCGGAGTGTTGAGGGAAAAATGCAGAAATTGAAAGACCTATATTTGAACGACCTCATAACAATGGACGAGTTCAAACTTGATAGAGAAAAATTGCTGATGCAGCTTGAGAAAATAAATGCAGAGGATTCCCGACCCGTCAAGGATTTATCGTATTTGAAAAACTTTTTGAAAATGGATTTTGAAAGTGTGTATGATTCTTTGTCTATACCGGAGAGGCGTGAATTGTGGCGTTCCATTGTCAAGGAAATCCGTGTTGACCATGACAAAAACATTCATATTATTTTTTTGTGATTGTTATACTTCACTTTTTCCTGTTATCGCTATCAAACGTTGCTCTGAACATTGCATATAAAAATTTCGTTCTTCCTGTTTATCTGTTTTCTGTATTTTCACATATATTATTTTGCATTTCTTTCTCTTCTGTTTTATAATTTCCCCTGAAAATACTTAAGATAAGGGGCGACTTCTCATGCATCACAAACGTTCTTTTCGCAGAAAGCTGCAGACATTTTTTCTTTCTCTGCTGCTTGTTCTGCTAACAGTCGCAGAAGTTCCCTCTGCTGCTTACACAGCCGAGGCTGCTTCTGCTGACACAACAATGGCTGTACACTTTCTGGATGTAGGGCAGGGGCTTTCGATCCTGGTCCAGTCACAGGGGCAGAATCTCCTGTATGACGGCGGTGACCGAGGACATTCCAGTTTCGTGGTTTCCTATCTGCAGAAACAGAATATTTCCATCATTGACTATATGATCTCCTCCCATTATGACGAGGACCATGTGGCTGGTCTTGTAGGATGCCTGGACAGCTTTTCCGTAAAAAATGTGATCGGTGCAGATTATATACAGGATACAAAGATCTATCAATCTTTTGAAAACAGTGTTGCCTCTCAAGGATTAACTGTGCAGCATCCGGAGCCCGGAACGGATTTTACTTTCGGAGGCGGGAAATTTACGGTTCTTTCTCCTCAATCGATCAGCAGCAACGATAACGACAATTCTGTTGCGATCCGACTGGAAAACGGAAATAACCATTTTCTTTTTACCGGGGATGCAGAATCTGCCGGGGAGGAAGCGATCTGTGATCTGGGACTTGATCTTTCCTGCGATGTGATCGTTCCTGGACATCACGGTTCTGCCACTGCCACCACCTGGGATCTGCTCCAGCAGACTGTTCCGGAATATGCAGTGATCAGCTGCGGCGCCGGTAATTCCTACGGACATCCTCATAAGGATACCATGGATAAGCTTGCGGATATGGGAATACAGGTATTTCGTACTGATGAGCAGGGTACGGTGATCGCAATCAGCGACGGAAGCAATATCCAGTGGAACCAGAGTCCCTGTAATGATTATTCTGCTGGAGATGAATCGGATACCGGCACACAGCCTTCCTCCGCTTATAAGGATTCCGGTGCGTCCGGCTATGGATCTTCTGATTCGGCTGCTGCAGATCCTCAGACCGGAGTGCAGGCCGATCCGGAACCAGTGGGTGATATGGTCTGGATCTCCGCTACCGGAAGCAAGTACCACCGGATCCCTAACTGCGGAAATATGAATCCGGATAATGCCACAGAGATGACACGCTCCCAGGCTGAAGCTGCAGGATATAAAGCCTGCAAGAAGTGTTATTAGAAACGTCCGCATGCTGTCAGTTTTTCTGAATATCATGCAGTATTGACATAATATGGATAATCTTTGAGAACATTATTTAAGGACAGCTGTATCATAAATTGATATGACAGGCTGTCCTTTTCTTTTACTATTTTATAATATCCTCCGCCGGTTCAGCCGGTACGAAAACTCTCTTCTTTTCTTTTTTCTCCTTTTTTGCTGCCTTTGCCCGCTCGGTAGCCTCCCTGCAGAATTCCATCTGGGAATTTATCAGCGTTTTGCCACGTTTGTCCTGCTTCTCATACAAACCGGAGGGCTG